ACCAAATCTGAGTTTGCGTCATACCTTTTCCCTGCGTGGTTCTTGGGTAAATTCCCTAAAAAGAAGGTCATGCAGGTCTCAAATACGGCAGAACTTGCCGAAGGTTTTGGTAGAAAAGTCCGAAATTTGCTAGAAACTGAGGAATATAACGATGTTTTCCCCGAAGTTGAACTCAGATCCGACTCAAAAGCCGCAGGCCGATGGAATACTAACTTCGGAGGTGATTACTACGCTACGGGCGTGGGCGCTGCTCTTGCTGGCCGTGGTGCTGACATTGTTATTATTGACGATCCACACACAGAACAAGAGGCGATTCAAGCCGCTTTCAACCCCGGAATCTACGATAAAGTCTACGAGTGGTACACAACTGGCCCAAGACAGCGTTTACAACCGGGCGGTGCCATTATCATCGTTCAGACAAGGTGGTCGCTCCGCGACCTGACAGGGCAGATCCTAGAGAATGCCTCAAATCGGCAAGGCTCCGATCAATGGGAGGTGTTTGAGTTTCCCGCCATTCTTCCAAGCGGTAACCCGCTATGGCCTGAGTTCTGGTCAAAAGAAGCCCTGGAAGCAATCCGTGCTGAAATCCCAGCGGGCAAGTGGAACGCCCAGTACCAGCAAGACCCGACCTCAGATGAGACGGCGATTATCAAAAGAGAGTCCTGGCAAAAATGGGAAGACGACGACCCGCCTGACTGTGACTACACCTTGATGAGTTTTGACTGTGCGTTTGAAGCAAAGCAGACCGCTGACTACAGTGCAATGACCCTTTGGGGTGTCTGGGTGAACGAGGAAGACGGCGAAGACCACATCATTATGTTGGATGCGTGGCGAGGGAAACTGGAGTTTCCTGAATTGAAGGCCAAAGCCCTTGAGTTGTACAAAGACCACGAGCCGGACAGCGTCATTATCGAAAAGAAAGCAACTGGAGCCCCGCTCATCTATGAGATGCGTCGGATGGGTATTCCCGTGCAAGAGTTCACGCCTTCAAGAGGCAACGACAAGATTGCAAGACTCAATGCGATTTCAGATGTTTTTGCTTCTGGCCGCGTCTGGGCTCCGCAGCGTAGATGGGCAGAAGAGGTGATCGAGGAGGTTGCGAGTTTTCCTAACGGGCGCAACGACGACTATGTGGACACGGTGTCACAAGCGATCAACCGGATAAGAAAGGGTGGCATGGTGCGGACGCGCCATGACGAGCGAGATGAGGACTATTACGGCTACCGCAGGCGTGCGGCTTATTACTAGGAGGAGAGATGCAGTTCGTAGACAAACCGAGAGTGTTGGCGCGGGGAGAGACAAGAGTGCTGGTGGATGAGTCAGAAGAGTTGGGCGTGGAGAACAATAAAGCCAACGACAGACAGATAGCGGGGGACCACTACAAGAAAATGAGAATTCAACCGTGGGATGTGATTGACAGCCTTGATCATGCTCAGGCTATCGGCTTTTACAGGGGTAATGCGTTGAAGTATATAATGCGGGCTGGTGAGAAAGGCCCTGCTCGTGAAGACTACGAGAAGGCAAAGCACTATCTCGAAAAACTCCTTGAAATCTTGTAGGTAATACCATGCCCATCGAAAGAACACCGCAGAATAGTCCGCTTCAGGATTTCGTGGAGCAGAACCAGCGTGCTCAGAGCCCTTTTCTGACCGAGTCAGATGAACAACCCATCGAGATTACGATTGGTCCTGAAGACGGAGAAGAGGTCTTAGGCTTTGAATCCACGGAGATTGAAGCCCCTTCTTTCGATGCAAACCTTGCAGAATTCATAGACGACAGCGAGCTGCAGTCTCTTTCAAGCGATCTTTTGGATGATTTCGACAACGACAAGGCGTCGAGAAAAGACTGGGAGGAGACCTATAAAGCAGGGTTAGACCTCCTGGGGATTAAAATCGAGGATCGGTCTGAGCCTTGGGATGGCGCCTGCGGTGTGTTTCATCCGATGCTGACGGAGGCAGCGATACGCTTCCAGTCGGAGATGATTTCAGAAACTTTCCCGGCGCAAGGCCCGGTTAAAGCACGGATCATCGGCAAAGTAGACCGAGAGACTGAGCGAGCGGCAGCGCGTGTGGTTGCTGATATGAACTATCAGCTCACCGAGAAAATGATCGAGTTTAGGCCCGAGCACGAGAAGATGCTGTGGTCGCTGTCCCTGGCAGGTGCCAGCTTCAAAAAGGTGTATTTTGACCCGTCGATCAATCGTCAGGTCAGTATGTTCGTGCCAGCAGAGGACATTTTCCTCTCATACGGTGCGTCAAACGCCAATAATGCAGAGCGCATTACCCACCTGATGCGCAAAACCAAGAATGAGGTTAAAAAATTACAATATGCAGGGTTTTATAGGGATGTAGACCTGCAGCAACCTGTCAAAAACATCACCGAGATTCAACGTCGGAAGGACGAGGACGCTGGGTTTAGCGCCATAAAAGATGATCGGTATCAGCTCCTTGAGATGCAAGTTGAGCTAAATCTGGCGGGATTTGAGGATATTGACCCCGAAACGGGCGAAGAAACGGGTATCGCACTACCTTATGTGGTCACGCTTGAGCGGAACACGGGCGAGGTGCTGGCAATTCGTAGGAACTATGAAGAGCACGATGAGCTCAAACAACCACGCCAACACATTGTCCAGTACACCTATATTCCTAACGACACAGGGCCTTACGGCTACGGTCTGATCCACCTAATCGGTGGGTTTACTAAGGGTGCGACTTCGATTTTGCGGCAGCTCGTTGATGCGGGCACGCTCTCAAATCTTCCGGGTGGGTTTAAGACCAAGGGTCTACGTGTCAAAGGAGATGACACACCGATCATGCCGGGAGAATTCCGAGACGTAGATGTAGCGTCGGGCACTATGCGCGACAACATCATGCCGCTCCCCTATAAGGAGCCCTCTGCAACGCTGTATCAGCTCTTGCAGAACATTGTTGAGGAAGGCCGCAGACTCGCTGCGGTAGCTGATGTTGACTTCAACAAAATCCAAGGCGAAGCCCCGGTAGGTACGACGCTGGCAATTCTCGAGCGTACGCTCAAGGTGATGTCTGCTGTACAGGCCCGCGTCCATGCAAGCATGGCGCAAGAGTTCAAGTTGATTGCCGCTCTGATCAGAGACTACACGGCACCGACATACGCATACATTCCTGACGATCACGCAGGTGCTGCGGCTAAAAAAGAAGACTACGAGAAGACGGACATTATCCCCGTCTCAGATCCTAACGCGACCACAATGGCGCAGCGGATTATTCAGTACCAAGCTGCGGTACAGCTCGCCCAACAGGCACCACAAATCTACAACCTCCCACTGCTGCATAGGCAGATGCTTGAGGTTATGGGCATCAAGGACGCAGATAAAATTGTAGAAACACAGGAGGATTTCGTTCCGACTGACCCGGTGACTGAGAATATGGAGATGATTAAGATGAAAGGCGCCAAAGCCTTCATCGAGCAGAACCATGATGCTCACATTGCGGTACACAATGCCTTCCTACAAAACCCGCAAATTGCGGCTCAAATGGGACAAAACCCGCAGGCACAGGCCATTATGCAGGCATTCCAGGCGCATATCGCAGAACACGTAGGGTTTGCATACCGCAAACAGATCGAAGTGGCTCTGGGTGTACCTCTACCTCCGCCAGACGAAGAAATGTCTCCAGAAATGGAAGCACAGGTCGCTCCGCTCCTCGCGCAAGCCGCTCAACAGGTGCTCAATCAGGCCCAACAAGCCGCACAGATGCAAGCATCACAAGCCCAAGCGCAAGATCCCGTGTTCCAGCAACAGCAGATGGAGCTGCAGCTTAAGCAGAAAGAGCTGGATGACAAGAAACAAATCGAGCTCGCTAAGATCCAGAAGGACCTCATCATCGCGGGTAAGAGCAACGAGACTAAACTACAGGTACAAGAGCTCAAAGACCACGCTTCAGGGGTACAGATGGGCTTCGGGGCGGTCAAAGATTATGTGATGAAGAACGTTGAGCATGAGCGCGGCAGTGTAGAGAAAGACAAGGAACGCCAATTTTCAGCCCAACAGGCGGCTCAATCACAGGAGAAAAGTGAATGACAGAACTCGATATCATCGAAGAAAAGTTACAAGATGCACTGAAATTACGTGAAGACGCGCTTGTTAAGGGGGCTGTAGGCTCCTGGGAAGAGTTTAAGTACCTGACAGGTGTAGTTGCTGGTCTCAAGGGCGCGCTTGAGGCTGTACAAGATCTGAAAAGACAAATCGAAGAAGCCTAAAAAGCTTTTGATAAAACGAGCATCAAGAAGAGATGGGATTGCTATACAGACCTGAGAAACCTGTAGAAGCTCCGACCAGCGGCAGTCCCATCTCTTGTTGGTGATACGACAGTTTTAACCTCTGGCTACTGGGCGTCGGGGGTTCGCATACCGCGTAAAAATGCCCTGCTATGGAGTAGATATGTCTGCTACAGCTATTGATGCTGGTAAAACCCAAGAAACCGCTGCAAATCTTGCAGATCGTGTCCCGGTACCCGTAGGGTACAAAATGTTGGTGATCAAGCCTGAAATCGAGGAAAAGTCCGATGGGGGCATCCTGTATTCCGACACGACTCGAAAGAAGGAAGAGCAAGGCGCGGTTGTTGGGTTTGTTATGCGCCAAGGTCCCATGTGCTACACGGATGAAGCCAAGTTCCCGACAGGACCGTGGTGTAAAGAAGGCGACTTTGTACTGCTCCGCGCTTATTCCGGCTCTCGGTTTAGTGCTGACGGTAAAGAGTTCATCATCGTCAATGACGATCAGATTGAAGGTGTTGTTGCTGATCCTCGTGGTATTAACCGCGCTTATTAACAGGTGATGTATGGCTGAAGTAAATTTAAACGATGATGACTTTGCCAACGATGAAGAAGTTTTTGTTGTTGGTTCTAATAAAGACAAACCGAAAGACGATATAGAAATCGATGTTGTTGACGACACACCCGCCGAAGACAAGGGTCGAGCGCCGCTAAAGCCTGAGGCTAAGGCGGAGGAAGAACAAGAAGAGGAGATGGATAAATACTCCGAATCTGTTCAGAAGCGGATGAATCAGTTGACGCATCGTTACCATGACGAGCGTAGGGCCAAAGAGGCTTTGGAGCGTCAGAATCAAGAAGCGATTCAGATTGCACAGGCGATT